TTCCAGAGGTTGTCAGGGACACGGATAGTGCGTGTCGGAGTCTTAGGTGCGTTAGGCATTCATATAGTTTATAGGTTTTTAAGCGTATTTACCCGCCATAATTAAATATATGAGTATTTATGCGCCCAAAATAGGGGATTACGGCTGTGTTAAGACCAATGGATTCTTTGGTTGGCTTATTCGACTAGGAACCATGAGTCGTTGGAATCACTGCTTCATTTACGTAGGAAACGACATCATTGTAGGCGCTGACCCAACTGGCGTAAAAATGAGCCCTGTAAAAAACTACAAAGACATTGCGTGGAATAAGCACGAGAAGCTTACCCAGAAGCAACGAGAAGCTATTGCTGATTATGCAATGAGTACCCTTGGCAGCCCTTATGGCTACTTCACTATCGCTCTTCTTGCCTTTAGAATTTTGGGGCTTAAGGTACTTGCTAATGTGCCATTTTTTGTCAAGTTATCAAAGATGGATGGATTTATTTGCTCAGAACTAGTTGCTGAATCCTATAACAAGGCTGGCGTGCATCTTGTGGATAAGCCAGATTACATCGTAGTTCCTGGGGATTTGGCTGAGCGCCTTATCTACCAGTAATCAAACACTTGATAGGGTAAGGAACTGCCTTAGGCTTTCCACTGTAAGTGGCACTCCGCCCTCTTCATCAATACCTTCACCATCAACAATGGCATCTGCAATAGAACTTTTTTGTTGTAACGCGTCAAATTGGCGCACTTCAACTGACCCATCCATCAATAGGTCTTGGATTACAACTGTTCTCCAGGAAGAAGACGCTCTAACGATTCTTCCATTTCGCTGATTTGCTGCTCCAGAAGACCAAGGTAAATCGTAGTTAATGAGTAAATTTCCCGACGGTAGGTCCACCCCATAGCCACCCGCATCAGAAGATATGAGCACACGAACGCTACTAAGGTTATTAAAATCAAGCTTATTATTTTCTTTTTCCTTTGCGTCTAGTTTTCCTGAGTAAAGTCGGCACTGCTCAGGCCCCAATTCTTTAGCAATCATGCCGAGCATATCTACATAGCTGGCAAAGATAACTACCTTGTTTGCTTCGTCCTGCTCAAGAAAGTCTTTAACGTACTGTACAAGATATTCCAGTTTAGGTGAATTATTAATCCCGTCAAGAAAGCCATCATTAACAAGTTCTGCAGCATAGGCTGAACCCTCTCCGTTCAATTGGTAATACTTCTCTGCGCTTGTGCGTATTAAATCTGGATGTGAGCAAAGCATCTTGAGGCACCCAATCTTTGACATGATTTTTCCGCGCCATTCGTCGTGTAGTCCTCCGCCCTTGTTCTCGTATCCATAATGGGCAAATACGTTGAAGTTGGCGCCAAATAAATCTTGGGCTTCATCTAAGTCATAGAGCAAGTCTTGTTTAATCTTGCTATAAAGCTGGGCACCCTTACGCCCAAAAACAACTTTAATAGGCTCTTTATGAATAGCGTCAGGAAGGAATGGGGCAACGTCGGGGTCTTTTTGGGCCTTGCGCACACACGCCTCTTTAAGGCGCTCATGAAGTATGGGTAAGTTTCTATACCTTTGTACGCCACCCCAAGTGTTACGCACAATAAAAGCAGAGTCGAAGATATCAAAGCGCCCTAAAACAGAGTCGTCAACAAACTGCATAATGGAGAAAAGCTCTTCAGGTTTGCCATTCTCAATAGGAGTTCCTGTCAAAGCAAATTTAAAAGGGGCGTTTGATAAACGCTTTACATACTTAGAGCGCTGTGACCTAAAAGACTTAATGGCTGTAGCTTCGTCAAGTACTACAAATCCCCGTGGAAGTTTTTTAACAAATTCCCAATCGTTAACAACTTGTTCGTAGTTAAGGATGATGTAATCAATTCTGGATTCTTTCCAGTTGTACGCTTCTTCGTATTGCTCTGTTCTTTTAGCTTTGGTTCCATCAATGACCAAAGCGCGTGAAGTGCCATTAGTAAATTTCTCAATTTGATTAGACCATTGGTATTTTAGGGACGATAAACAGATTACCAAGCCAGGCTCTGTAATTCTCCGTGAATCCATAAGCCTTTCAATAGCGGCTATGGTTAGTACAGTTTTTCCCAAACCCAAATCATAGGCGACTAACATCTTTTGTCGGTCACACATGCGGTCTACAGCCTCTGGCTGATAGGGCAAAAGAGTGCCTGTAAAACTCACGCGGGCACTCCCAAAATACAAGCAGATACTGTTTGAGCAAGGTGTTCTATGGTGGAGTCGTTTTTAATAAGCATATCTTCTTTGTAATCCTTAAGGGCGTGCTCGGAGATGTGCTCGTTAATGGCTGTAACATTTGGGCGTTCTACTCTCCATAGAACACCGTTGGCTAATTTAATAGTCAAGGCTTCGTTCTGGAAACGTACATCAGTAACAACATAATGTTTATTTTTACTGGACATCTTTCGTAAAGCGGCGTTTACCCAGACATCTTCGCCCAAAATATCACGGGCTCCTACGCCAAGTTCTTGAAGTAGACGGCGAACCTCTGGACGAGCTTTAGCAATTTCCCAACCGAACTCTTGGACATGCTCATTTAAGTAATACCCGTTGTTCAGTATTGGGTTAATCCGCGCAAGCAACTCTCGGATTGGGTCTGCAAAAGCAATGCGTTCAAAGCCATAATGCTCAACAAGAATGTTGGCAACTGTGTCTTTTCCTGAACGGGCGTACCCCATAAGTCCAATAAGCATTGTCACTCAACTCCATGTTTCATAGAAAGGCTTTCCTGCCGTGCATGCTATGCCGTGCATTTTCAAGGCCCCAGACTATCTCAGACTTGCTCATCCCGCCAACATCTTTCCTATCGGTCTGGGAGTAGTTAAAGAACCAGCACTCAAAGTGCATATCATGAGCGGCCTTCAAGAGGTTCTCAGAGGAGGCACGCCCTGCATCGTCATTGTCCATTGCAATGATGATTCGCTCTGCCCCACGAATAAGATTAAGTTGGGCATGGGATACGGATGCACCATAGGTAGAAACGCCTCCTAAGACCTTTACAGAGGCTAATCTAGCCACGTCTAGCGGAGACTCCACTACAATCATTGGACCGCTCTCATACTGTTTAAACCCAAATAATGAGGAGCTTTTTTCTACTCCTGAAGGGTAGTTTCGGAAGTAACGCTGCTTGTAGCCTTTTTCTTGCCATCCCAAAAGTTTGTTAGTAAAAGGGTTTCTAATAACGGTAATCCAATTCAGGTTTTTTGCATCCCATAAAATCTCATAATAAGCAGCCGCTGTGGGGGAAATACCGCGAGATAACAGCGCTTCATCTGAGGGCACGGTAAAGGCTTTGAGCATTGACTCGGTAATATCGTTCTCTACCTTTTGTGGAATAGGCTTTGGAGTCATCATTCTTTCAAAAGCTCTACGTAAATCTCTGGAGCCCGAATCAAGCCACTCTTTGGTGTCGATGTATTCGTCACCTTGCATGTACCCGATAAGTGTGGTTAAACCGCCCTTGAACTGGCAGGAGAAACAGATATGCTTTCCAGTGTCAGCATTGATATACCAAGAAGGGTTGCTATCTTCTTTACCAGTGCGCTCTAAGTGGGCGGGGCAGTGCGCTTGAATCTCGCTACCTCTAATAGAGATAATCTCAATTCCTAAGCGTTCAAGGATGTCCTCTGTCTCATCAAGCGTCATAGTCTTCTGGGCTCATCTCTCTAAACATACCTGTATCCCACGCCCACATCATATTCACTTGGGCAGGTCCAGAGTTACGGCTAGCGATAACCTTCAAAAGGCGCATATCTTCTACAGCGTCATCTTCCTTCTGTAGACCAAAGATAACATCTGCATCCTGGTGGAAAGAGGACGAGTAACCAATGGCGTCAGCTGTTACTTGCCCATTTCTCATTTTGTTAGTAAGAATCTGAGTCGTAATAACAATAGGCTTATCGACACGAAGAGCAAGCCTCTTAAGACCACGAGTGATGTTGGTAATGGCTTGAGGACTGTTAGGCGCCTCGTCGTTTTCATCAATCATCAAATAAGTACCATCAATGAAAACAATGTCTGGTTGGTGAATCTGAATCTTACCTGCGATGGAGGAAACTGTTGCTCCCTCAGAACCTACAAGCCAAAACTTCTCACGCATATGCTCAAGGGACTTAAGCTTTGCCTGTACTCGACCCTCTTCTTCACGTGTCAGCGCTCCTGCTGTATACCGCTTATGGGAGACACGAGCCTTCATCGCTATATAACGAGATAACTGCTCATCGTTACGCATCTCAAAAGATTGAAACATCGGGACTTTACCTTGCATGTGGACATTTTGAGCAATCTGAAGAGCAAGGGTAGATTTACCCGTCTTAGGCGGAGCAACAATGACAATCAGTTGACCGTTCTGCAAACCACCTGTGGCATCGTCAATAGTCTTAAACCCTGTTGCTACACCAAGTAGACCTGGGTTAGCTTTGCGCCATAAATACGCATCCCAGTTTTTCATTGGGTCAGCTGTAATATCTATATCTGTGCTTTTAGAAAGACCTTCTTCTTCCAGTTTTACCAAACCCTTTTGAAGGATGTTGATAGCGGTCTCATGGTCATTGCCATCTTCGATAGCGGTAATAGCACTGCCAATAGTGTTGCTAATAGAAATCTTACGACGAGCATTGAGCAATTCGTCTAAAAGGTAATCGAGGCTATCTTCTACTTCTAATAGTTTGTATGAACGAAAGTTATCTTGAATAACAGAAAGGCTTGGGCATTCTCCGTAATTAGAAAAGTGGTTTTGTACAAATCCCCAAACTCTTTTATCTTCTGAGTCTGCAAACCAAGAAGCATTTACGCCTCTATCGAAGAGAGGAGCTAATGTCCTATCTTTAACAGCTTTGCTAAGAAGCAACGATTCTTTATTCATAGTTGTGTGAAGTCCAATCCCCAGTGACCGTACCTTAGCAGCCTTGTTGGCAAATCCAAAACACCTACGACCTCAGGTCTATATGGAAGTTCTGAGACTAGGTGGTTCACAGACTCATAAGACGTAAAGTAACGAAATGGATTGGTGCCCATGTTGTCAAGAGTAGCAATAACTTTTTCAAGCTCTTCTTCATTTAATGTAAAGGAAGCAAGCTCCATCGTGTAACCGACACGCTGAGCAAACACATAAAGACGACTCAAAAGTGCGCGATTAAACTTTTCTTTTTTCTCTTTAACTGGTACTACTTTAAATTTCTTTTTAGTAATTACCTGCTCTTCAATAAAAGTATCAAGAATGACAATCACGCGCTTAGGGAGGTCATTGCTAATGTCTCCCTTAAACACTTATATGACCTCTATTTTCCCGTACTTAATGATGAACTCTCTGAACTTCTCATTTGAGCTATTG